GTAAGGGCATTTCTTAAAGGATCTGGGCCGGGAGCCTTACCTCCGCTAGACTTTAAATAAGAGCCTGCTGGACGTATTTTAGAGTAGTCAAAAATAACAGTTTTACCATTGTACTCAGGGAAAAGATTATCTCCCTTAAAGTAACTAGAAACAAGAACACCTACTGCGTCTGACCATCCTTCAATAGAATCTTCAATAACAAATTTTTTCTGACTATTCTTACCCTTAATTAAGTTAGGTAATTTAGCGATGTGATGTTTTTGTACAGAAAATCCAGTTCCACATCCACACAGAAGAAGATACATACATTCTTGGAAAAATCTTGGCCTATCAATGTATGAAGAAATACAATTATACATCCTAGCATTATGCTTAAATATTGGAGATCCACCAAACTGTAACGCTCTTTGTGAACCTAATATTTTCTTCTTCTTCATATCATCGTATGCCTGATTGATAGCCTTGGTAACTTCTGGAGTGTCTCCATACTTATCAACCATCATCTGTCTTACTCTATCTACTGACTCTGCCCAAGTTTCTCTTCTTAATTTCTTTGAATCCCATCTTGCATATTTAGACACAAAAGTATAACTCATCAATGACTTTAGTGACATGTACCGTCTCCTGTAATATTAAAAGTATTTTTCAAGAAGTTTATTAATAATGAATTTAGCTACTGCTGGCAATATAAGAACTAAAAATATGTATGTCAGTATTACTGAACCGTGTCTTTTTTCTACATCTTTTCTAACGTTTTCTACAACAAAATCAAAACATTGCTTTTTAAGCCTGCGTTTATCGTGCTTATCAGCACTTTTAAAACAAACTCCCTGACTAGATATTGTAGCCCAATCCTTAGCATACTGCAAGCATAAACTGGCGATTTCTTGTTTGTCTTGGCAGTATTTTTGTTTAATTTCATATTCAATATCACTAGTATCTACACTGTCAGATAGATGACCAAAGAAAAAACTTTCGTAACCAAAAGGTATGGCTGGGAAATTTTTCAATACCACAAATCCGCTGTCTTCTTTTAATGTAATACTTTGTATTGTGGCAGATAACGTAATCAATCTTCTAAAAGATGCGATTGGTTGATTAGCTGGGAAACTAATTTTAATTCTAGTATCACTTTCTTGTTCTAAATAAATTTCTACAGGATCTTTACACTCTATATTCACTCCATTGATTTTTGATCCTCCGTTTAATACTCCTAATAGTGTTTGGTATGCCTCTTGTGGTGACATTTATATCTCCTTATTATTCTGATAGTGTTTCATAATTAACTGTACAAGTTGCTGCTCCACCGCTAATATCTGATTTAACTTTAAGAGCAACACCCTCAGTGACATACAGTGGCCTATTTATAACCACATCTGTTATACTATTGACATTTAATTGAACTTGCGCATAAATATCTGAATCCAAAGATACGGTATATATACCTGAAGGATCACTATTAGATGATATTTGTATGCTATTTACTTTATAAACTTTGTCAGTCGGACAAGTAATTATAGTTGTGTCTGTGTCCGGCACGGATGAGACGTTTGCGTTTGCATATATTGTAGAAAGATTTAATAAATTTGGGTTTGCCATGTTTTCTCCTTTAGCGTCATGAGTATTTAAATGTATCTCCAGCTCTATGAAAAGCTGTGTTAAGGTAGTCGTATATAGAGCTAGTAAATCTTATGTCTGTTCCATCAAAGTCAAATACAGGATCGTATGCTTTACTAGCATTTATAGCTACAGCGCTGTGTCCAGCACCCGCTGTGTGAGCTGCTCGAAAGTTTATCAGCATATGCATCCATACTAGACTACTTATTGTTTTATTTGAGGGTTGAATTCTATCTAGGGTAAACTTAACATAAGGGCCGATTTCCGGCGTGTTCGTTGTTGCATCGTATGCATTAGGTAGAAAGAATTCTAGAGTTGCTGTGGCGTTTCTTACCTCTTCTTGAGCTTCTGCAAGACTATAAGAGATTGTTGAATAAGGCTGACCAAACTCACTCGCCAGAAAGTCTGCACTGCTTTGAGCGCAGTCTGATAAATTTAGTTCTACTTTTTTATAAAATAATCCAGTGCTAGAGTCTAAGCTAAATGGACCTACAATTGTTTCTGTATGTCCTCCAATAACTACAGTAGGTCTAACGTGGTCATTTGCATTAGCAATGAAGTTTACCGTACCTTTAATAGTATAACAAGTGTTTCGACCGTTATCTCTATCATCTGGATCAAATCTTTTTCTTTTTAATGATAGATGAGTATATGGAAAAGAGTTATATCTTGATATAGTGGTTGTATAAAGGAAAATGTTTTTATGTTGTTCTCTTTTTGTGAAGGCTATTTTCTCCTTTAGTGGTTCTACGAATTCACCATCACCAGTAGTTTCATAATCTATAGTTTCTAAATCAATACAATTGAAATCTCTATGCCGCCCACCATTCCAATTTAAATGACTGTTGTGCCTTATCGTAGTTATAGGAGTTCCATTAACTGTAGATTCAGCAGCGGTAAAGGTTAATTCACCCGTAGTAAGAGTGTATCCTCCATTGGATGAAATGACTCTTATTTCGTTTTCAAGAACCGGATTTAGCACAACATAAGATATGAAATATTTTTCTACTGAGTATCCATTGTTTGCTTGGGCGGTTCCTAGTTTTCCAGCTATTGAATATCCAGCTCCCGGCACTTCAATTGTTCCAAACTCAGTGGTTGTTTCAGAGTACCCACCCGGACCTACTTTTGCGATATAAGTATCTGACTCTGGTTCTCCATGAATAACTATTGGTACTACAACAAGGTCGGAGCTTGTTATATTACTTGTGTAAAAATCGTTGTATCCACTAGTAATACCTGTTATTTCATTAAAGTTAGGTGCTGTTTTCGTTCCGTACTGTATATCTCCCGTGGGGAATATAAGAGTAGATGAACTATCTATTGTATTAAATCCACTAAATGTATTATTAAAATTAGCTCCAGTAAAAGTAACATTACTAACGGACTTAACACGTATCATGTCTTCATTGTTAAATTTAATAACATTAAACTTTAATTCTGAATTTTGGAAATCAGATTCCGTAAAATTAGTTTCGCTTGGTAATGTAAAGGTTACTTTACCATCAATTATCGTAGGTTTATTTTCAAGATTATATTGTTCAGTTCTTTTTAGTAATTTTCTAGTAGTAAAGAATTTAGTTGTACGTACTACTTGTATTCTGTAATAATATTTTCCCGTTCCAGCTTCAGGATCTGTAAATTCTACCTTGAAGTTTTTTGAACTGTCCGCATCAACCATAGTTGCGGTGAGGTTGGTTATTGGGCTAGTCTCAAGAGCTGCTTGAATTTCTGGAAAATGAAAACCTTGTTCTTTCCACTTTTTACCCATACCACTTGCGGGTTTAATCTCAGCGAAGTATTTAGTTGTCAATGGAGCTTTATAGCTCGTGGTTTCGCTGGAAGAATTTCTTTTCACTGTCGCACTTACTAGTCTTACATTGTAGTAATTATCAGGTAATTCAATTCTTTCAACGTGGTCGTTGCCAGAAAAACCCATCTGCCAATATTCTGGATATGGTGAATGCCCCACTTGATCTATACCACCTATGGGAAGAGGAGATAATTCGCCAACAGTGCGATGATCTCTGGAATTTACAGTTACTTTTTTAGTCATTGTGCTACCATCATTACTTATAAATTCTAATACTAACTCATGTGTAAAGTGTCCGTCATCAGTTCCAGCTGGTATAACGCCTAACTCAAAGAAATCTATAGGAGCTGTAGAGCTAGAAGAAAATACAGTTTTTGCTTGTTCAGATAGTATCCCATACCAAGGCAGGTGAATCAGAAGTATTGGATTTACTTCTACTAAATCACCGACATGGTAAACCTTACCAACGTCATCTGGATTTTTTGGTCTAAATCTTTTTTGTAATGCTAATTGACCAGTTACCGAAGGTAGATTAGGAGTACGTAGATCATTAAAGACATGCAAACTACCACGAGTGCCGTCAGGACTAAAAGATATTACCTCTGCGTAGTTTGTTGGTTGTTTGAATGAGGCTAGCGTGGTATGTGCGACAGGTGTTGTGCCAGTTGGTCTATAAGCAGCGTCTGGATCTGTTCTAAAACTAAATCCGGTCATGTCCTGTACTACATTTGTTGTCTCTTTAATCTTTCTAAACTTATGAATTATCAAGGGAACTTTACCTACTGACTGTGAAGACATGGAGATTGCAAAATCTATTGGGTCGTTTACAGTATTTAGAGGAAGTGCTGCCATTTTGTAGCGATCTACTTTCCAATTTATTTTTTCTGGATCATTAGAGGTTATCAGACTTGTAGGAAGTTCTACATCCATCTGTCCATTGCTACCAGTTGTCACTGCTACGTCGTCGTTAGCTGATTGAGTTGGTGAGCCATCATCTGATGGTAAAGCTACTGTTACATTGCCTCCAGTATCATTAGTGGAAGAGGCTAATACTTGTGGCTCTGTAGGTGCTGGCGTAATAATTCCATTGTCATATATGTTGCGTGTTCTTGTTTCAGTAATTTTTATTTTTTTCTCAACGTAACTAGTATTAATATAAATTACATGTGCTTGGCTTGACAGTAGTTCATTGCTGTATGTGCTGCTTAATGTTTTATCAACAGGTCTTACCTCTAACACGAAAGCGTCTGTATCTAAATCACCAAAAGCTTTATCATTTAAATTTAATGAAGACAAATCATTAGCAGGAATTGTTATTCTAGCTAAAAGTGTTTTTGTCCAACCAGAGGATTGCAAATAATTTGTATCATCGGGATTTGATTTTAAAGATATATTTTTATTAGAGTATGCATAAATTTCTACATCCATTTCTGTATCTAAAAGATTTTGTATTACAGACTGACTAATATCAATTTTTTGAAGCGCTTGTCTAGACCTATGCCTAGTTATCCTAGCACTATAATTCGCTCTAATGTTTCCTGCACCATCTGTGTATGTCTCGTTACTAAGAACCTGTTTATCGGTCGTCGTTGGACCCCAGCCTATTTTTGGCATATTATAGAATATAATTATAGGCTCAAACCCAAGAACTTTACTGTTCTCTCTACGTCTCAGACTAGCCCTAGAGCCAACTACTTTATTTTGACCAAAAGATGTATATGAATTTCTTGCACTATACTTCTCTTGCTGCACTATGTCATTACCGGGATCAGTCGGGTTAAGACCAGTATAAAAGTGTCCAATATGTCCTTCTGCTATTGACAATCCAAAAAGATTCTGTGTTTTATTGACATGTTTTATATTTGTGCCTATATAGTGCTTCATGTCGTCTCCCATTTTTCTTTTAAATAATTTCGTATATTCTTTTTATCAACCTCGCTTATTCCACCTTTATATACAAGTATTTCTGCTATGTTGCCTAACGATCCCTCAAGGACTTTGGTTGATCCATCTTCTAGTTTCTTTAGCCACGCTCCTACTACAAATTTATCAAAACTGTAGGGATTTCTGTGCATGGTGCGTCCTCTGGTAATACGGTTATTTGAGTAATTAATCACTTCACGAGCATCAAAATAATCAAAACCACCTGAACCAGAACTAAACTCATTTCCACCCCACTCAATATCTATTAAAGCGTATTGATCTATTAAATCCTGTGTCATCATGGTTTGTGATGTACCATTACCCCGTTGAGGGTTTCTATTAAAATTGTCTCTTCGTCTAAGACTCACAGTGCTAACCGCTCTTGACCCATACGCTCTAGGATAATTACTTACTTTCCACGAGGGATAGTGATAGTTTGTGCTTGGGTTTCCATATGCTGTATTGAAATCAAGTGTTCCAGTATTTAATAAGCTTAGTAATGTATGATTATAACTTATGACTCTTCCATCTTCCAAGCCTGATAGAATTTTATAAACTAAAAATATACTTATTCTAGCTGCTTTACCATCACTTCCAGAACCTGTCGGTGTTGAGAAAAGATCTGTTGCACACTCTAGAAAGTCCCCATTAGGAGTCGCGTCATTGAGGTCATCTTTTGACTGATCTCTAGTTCCTGAAAATCTCATTGTGGGTTTTTCAATAGATTCATTATACTGAAGGTGTGGCCTAAGACTAGCGTTTGTTTGTACTAAGTGATTTCCGTTTCCAGATTTATCACCCCAGAATTCTACACCAAACGCAGTGTCTTTAATGCTAGTTCTATCGTTTGCATCACACCACACTTGAAGACCACTAATACTATTTGGATTTAATGGTGGTATATTAAACGTAGTTATAGTTGCGTCTGCATTAAAGCTATCTAAATTAGCATACCTAGCTACTCCGGGTGTGTTTCTTACTAATGCTATGTCTCCTTTAAAACCAGAAGAAAAGCCTAAAATGTCTGAACCACTTCCAACATCGTGACCGATATTGAAATTGCCAGAAGCGCGAAGAGAGGCACTATTTGAGTGTGTAGCTTTTTTTACACCGTTTATGTAGATAGATATATCTCCGTCATGACGCTGTACAGCTATATGATTCCACTCGTTCCAAATTACACCGTCTCCACTGCGGAGAAAAAATGTAGAAGTTCCATATTGTCGAAATGAAAATTCTATTTCACCTTGAGGTTCATCAAAAGCATCTAGTATTTTGATAACTGGACACTCAGTATATGTTGTAGAAGGTAATCTGCCTGCCCCTTGTGGCCTCATATCTAATAGGGTGTGGCTATTGTCTGCGGCTTGTTTTGGGTGAGTGTCGTTGTCTTTACGTTCAGGTCTTATCCACATTTCAAATGTAAAAAATTCTGAACCAAAATCATTGTTTCGTGAGAAGTCATTAATCTCAAGTCTCTTACCTCTACCGTCAAGAGAATAATAGTTTCTAAATTTTGCTGATCTATGATTTTCTTCTTCAAATACCACAGCTCGAAAGAAGCCATATCCATTTTTTACTCTATTTCCAAATTTAGATTTGTCCAAAAGCTGACCATCAAGAAGCAAGCCAACATAATCGTAAAATTGGTCGTGTAGATTTCGTGGATCTGGAACTTCAACAAAATCATCTGAGACTTTGTTTCTGCCTCCTCTTCTTCTTTCTCCTTCAGTGTCAGATATATCTACTACAAATCTTCTGCCGTCACTCTCCCACTCTCCTTTATTCCACACGTTATATGCGGGATCAAACATATTACGATATGCTTCCCCATCGTTGGGTGGTGCTATGGCTTCCTCAATAGGATTAGATGGGACTGTGGCAGGCGTGGTAAAATCTACTAAGTTAGAACCAAAACCAAATTTTTTTACTTGTTGTAAACTTTCACCAGAAATTATCTTTGTAATTACACTATTACCCCTACGTGCTTTAGGCATATTATGCTCCTTAAACTATAACATATACTGTATTAGGATCTACAACAAACGAAGCATCATCATATTCAGCCTGAGTAAGCTGCACAATTCTAGTAGCTCTAGAGACTGTATAATTAAGCCATCTACTATAGCTATCATCATACGTCATTACTATGGTTTCTCCAGATGCTAAAACCATATCTTCAGAAGGTATATTATAAAACCTGTTATCACTAGTTGCAGTTGCACTATCATTAGCAAAAGTTACAGTGTGAGGGCCATTGTTTGAAACTGTTAATTGATTTTTATTATAATAACTTGTAGATAGTCCGTGAATATTTACGTCAGCTGTAGTTGTTACACGTAACACATCTGCTTGAACTGGAGGAACCCAGTTAGATATATCGCTAGAACCTAGAGTGCAATGATTAGCTTTAACTCTAGTGTCTTCTATGGTAGCTACAGCTGATCCGTTATTAGTTATTGTGCCGTTGCAGGTAATGTCGCCAGAAACTACCACGTTACCATCGTCTAAATCTACACCCCCAACGCCGATATTAATATTGCCATTACCAACGATATTATTATTATTTAACTTTAAGTCTCCATTAAGCACGGGATCATAATCCGAAGACACAGATATTGCAAAGCTGCCAATGCTATTAAGAGAACCGAATTCTGTTACTCCATCTCCCACTTTTAATAATGCAGCGTCTGAAACGTAAGCTAATTCACCTTCGCCTAAGTATACAGGATCAGCTGCTTCCCACTCTGCTGTTGTACCTCTACGTATTTGTACTCTTGTCTTAGTGTAATCTGGCACGATTAGCTCCTTATTTTATTTGTTAACGATAACCCAAGCTATGCCCATGAAATAGTCATGAATCTCCTGTCTTTCATCTTGAGATAACCTATGATTATCTGTAGATAAGACTTTTTCAAATATTCTCACAAGTTCATCTGATAAAGTCTCGTACTTGTTTACCAACTTACTCTCAAAGAAATTCTTTCCCGCTAAAGCATACACATTATTTAGCTGTTGGGATGTAGTATCATATCCCAATACTCTATTGGCAAATTCATAGTTAAATATAGCTAATTTAGCTCTGTCTGAGGGATCAGTAATGATATCTGAAATTACCTTAACCTCATCTATGATTTCTTGACTAGGTTTATCTACCTGAATAATTTCTTGTTGGGGTTGTGGTACTATAGAACTCCAATCAAAATCTATCCAAGATAAACCAAACACTGCATACAGTGTTAAAATTGCAGCAAAAATTTTCTTTCTCATACTAGTCCTCCGTGTTTAGTAGAGGAAATACCTCATCAATTTTTTCTACAGCATCTTTAAGGCCATATACTTCGCACTGATGTCTTAGCTTGTGCCAAGTTTCAACAATTTCAAGAAAAGATACATTTTCCTTTTCAGGAATTGGTGTAACTTTAGGTTTTCTTTTAAAGATTGATTTAACCTTTTCGGTCAGTGCAGAAAAATTTAAATTAAAATTAGAAAATAAAAGCACAGCTGCAATTACAATAGCAGCAACTCTCAGATATGTTTCTGTGTCCATCATTCCTCCTCGATAATTAGCGGATTTGTTATAGTTTTATTTAGTTCTTTTAGATTAGAACGAATAGTATTATGTTTATTGCCATGATAAGGGCATGGCGTAGTATGTCCATCTCCTTGTCTAATTACTCCAGATCCTTTGCATATACATTTATCAGGGTCTGGATGTGGACCTACAACGTCTGGAGTTGGTGCATTTTTAAACACTTCCTTTTCCGCTCTGTCGAACGCATTAGCTATATCTTGTTTCCACTGTTCTACATAGCTAGTGTACATGTCAGAAATTTGTTCTGTACTACATCCAAAATTGTTGTTAAATCCATTGGACCAAGGATTTGTTTGTATATTTTTATTACAATAAGCAAGAGTTATTCCAATAGAAATTAAACTGACAAATACAAGTTCCAAAAGCTTTTTCATGGGGTTCCTCCATCTACTGCGTTATAGTATGAAATTTCATCGAATCTATCTGTAAATTTAGTTTCTAACGCTGCATAAGTCATGCTAACGTCAAAGTTTACAAAATTACTATCTGTAGTAGTGTCGATAGTAAAAGATTCACCAGTTGGCAAACAGCTACATACTACGCTTGCGTTTGTAGCTACTTCCAATGATGTATTAGGATTTGTTACAACGTCTGTTGTTGATACTACGCCCATGTCGTTCTCCTTTAAGTATAGTTATTTATTATTGCTTCACCTATTGCGATTTTATCTAATTGTACATTGCCTACATATACCGTGACCGGATCATTTCCTACATATACTGGTGGCATTACTCGTCTCCTACTGCGGCACGAAGTAGACTGTATTGTTGTCTTTTGTTATATTATTATATACATCTTGGCTAACAATTACGGCATTAAAAACACCGCTAGTATTGCTGTTATTACTACCCGCATACTCAGAAATAACAGTTGCTGGATCAGTATGTATAAGCTCCAAACCCCCCTTAGTTACTGTGTTAAAATCAACATCTGCCGGGATGCCGTTTAAAGCTACTATATTTTGGAAGGTACTCGTACCATCACCAACTTTAATCTCTGTAGTATCTGTAGCGTAAGCTATTTCACCCTGTGATAAAGTAATAGGATTAAGGTTAGCTTCAGTATCTCGTCGTAGTCTAATGCTTTGTGTGTTTCTATTTTCTGCCATGTCACTCTCCAAAAGGTTTTACTTGTGGTAAGATAGTATTACTGAAATTCCTTATATTAAATGTATTGTAATAGTCTCCGCTAGCTAAAGATAATTCATCAATATCAAAGTCGTAGAATGGAGTATCGCCAGAAGCTACCAAAATATTAGTTACGTTATAAACTGTATTATCTATACCGCTAGCAACCAATGTTCCATTATGATATAGTTTAATTAGCTCTACATCGCTTGGGTTAGGTGTAGCTCCACTATTTCTAATTACTGCGATATGAGAATAATCTTCATGCCTTGATACAGAATTAAACTCTTGCTCAGGTGCTAGACCTCCAAAGGTCATCGTTGGCGTACTCATTATTAGAGCATCTCCACTATCATATACCTCAATTGAGTATCCAGTAGCATCTGTACCTTCGTATCGTAACCGTAGATAATCATACGTGTTATCACGTAGCATAATAAGCGGAGAGTTTGCTTCTGCATAATTTCTTGGATTAAAGAAAAATTCTAAAGTAAACTGTTCCATTTGTGGTACGGAGCTTAGAGTATTAAACTCTATACTGTCATGACGATATAATCTTAATGCTTCGCCACACTTTCCATCTAAGTATCTAGGAGCGTTTGTGAAAAAGCTAGTAGTTGTAGTGTAAGTAGATTCTTTATCACCTAAATCATTTTCGTCCAGATGACTATAGAACAATTGTTGAGCCGAACTGATACCTCTCCAGCTTGATCCTTTAGGGCTGACTTGATTAGATGATTCTACTGCTAGACCAGACCCAGCTTTATTGACACCAGTTACCTTAGCTTTATAAGTCTTAGTATTATCTAGTCCGTCAATAACATATTGGAATATGCCGTTCTCTACAGCCTCGCTATTGTTATCTCCAAAATGAGAACCAAACGCTAGATTGTCATATGTAATCCAGTTTGTTCCACCGTCTTCCGATAGTTCTATAATGTAGTTTGTTAGTCCCTCTTCGTATGCAGTTGCGTGAGCAAACTGAAGCAACAGTTGTCTATGACCAACTACGCTAGATGTGTCTGCATTTTTCAAAGAGACGTTACTTACAGGATTAGGATAGAAACAGAATACACTAAGATATGAGAAGTTGCCGTCAGCATAAATGTTTTCCCACAGTATGTCACTATCTAGCCTAGTGGGAACGTCTCTGCTTAACTTGTCTCCTAACCCTAGTTGACCATGATCATTATCTCCAAAACACCATAAAGACCTAGTATTGTCTATTAAGAATGAATGATCGCCACCAGCTTCTATTTTATCAACGTCTCCCTTAGTTATCCTGTAAGGTGAGTGTCTATTAATATTATCACCGATACCCAGTTGACCTTTATGATTTCTACCAAATGTCATTATTTGGTCTGTATCTGTTTTTAATATAGTATGATTTAATCCACACTTAGCGTCTTCTATATTGTATTTCGGAGTTTCATAGAATAGAATATTTTCTCCACCCATATAACCATGATACAAACAATATATACTGACTTTATCAAAATCATTAGTTACATTGACGTATACATCTCCGTAATAAAATTCATACTCTCCGTCTGCGGTCGTATTATATACCGTGGTACACCCTACTCTTGTGTCTCCATTATAACTTATAGCTGATTCTTTACCACCATTAAGTATAGCGATTGGGTGAGTATCGGGAACGCCTTTGATGATATAGTTGCCTTTACCAAGTACAAATCTTTCTAATCCATTATATGATTTACCATCAGCGTAATTCAATACATAGAAATTTTTACCACTAATATTTTGTATTTGAATGTCACTTTCGGATGTTAGATCTGAGAAATTAGCATCGTCAATCTTAGAAAAATCAAAAAATATTCTTGTGGGAACATCTACGTGATTTTCGTTACCTAAAGCTAATTGACCATACTGATTATCTCCGAACCCAAAGACTCCACTTACGCCAGAAGTTGGAACAACGCTAGCTGATATAGCTATTGAATGATGACCTCCAGCAGATACGTCATGGAAATACTCGCTGCTGCTATATAGATTTCTATCGTTAAAGGATTCTATGTTTCGATAGTTAGATTCAGTATTGTCATCTCTATAATATCCTAGAACTTTTTGAGGGGATGTAGAGACTTCGTTGTGGTTTAAACCTTGTCCTAGCTGACCAAAAGAGTTATTTCCCCAAGAATAAAGCTCGCCTCTCTCTAAAGTGCCGCTTGTTCTTACAACACCCACAGAGTGATTACTTCCTGCGGAAACTGTTTTCCATACATTTCTCTCGTATCTTAAAATATTATTGGCGGTTGTATTAACTCCATCTCCAATTCCCAATAAATTAGCTGTGCCATAATTTCCAGACACATCAATAGATACATTACCGTAATAGTAATCATACCCATTAATTGTTGTATTTAGAGTACCAGTTATTGTGACAGTTGGTGTAACGCCATCATCTAATGTAGTATCTCCATTAATTTGTAATGAAACACCACTTGTTGATGGGATAGTTCCTAAATTTGTAACCCCGGTGGGTGTGATAAATGAAAATTTATCTGTTCCAGCTTCTTGCGTTTTATTTAATACATGTTTGTTTACGCCAGCTTGAGTTTGATCACTGTTAAGAGTAAAGAATCTTACACCACCACGAGTCCGTAAAAACTCTCTAGCACTATCATCAGTTATATTGTAATAATAAGCTTGATCACCTGAAAGAGTAAACTCTGTTCTTAATTCTTTATTACCAAGCCCTAATTCTCCATAGGTATTATCTCCACAGGAAAATAATTGACCATCAGCACTAAGAGCTAAAGAAAATTGAGATCCACAGCTAACACCGCTCCAAGCAAAAGTATTCGACACTAAATCTAACCCAGAAGCAAATACTTCACCATCTTGGAACAACGCTCTTTCTATAGGCGTAAAGTTCGTTCTGTTAGTTCCAACACCTTTATCTCCTAAACCTAACTGTCCGTAGTAGTTATATCCAACGCTGTATAGTTTTTTAGTATTACCAATACCCAAGCCGTGATAATGACCCGCTGCAAAGTCTGTCCATTTTTTACCACCATCATATACTAGCTTTGGTACATCCACTGACTTTTTATCGCCTTGTGCTAATTGTCCAAAGTCGTTTTGTCCAAATGAATATACATCTTCTATAATTGGTGGAGGGGTTGTGGTGGTTGTTGTTGGTTCTACATAAGGATTAATGATATTAATTAATAAGTGTAACTTTACATTCGATGTAGGAGTAGAAAAGTTTGAACTTGTATTGCCATCAACTGTTGAGTTATCTATATTTGTAAATACAATATCTATAGAATTGTCTGCCGACACATGGGCGTATCTTATATCTATATAATCTGGGATAGAAACTTCTGGTGCTACCAGTATAGAATATTCATCATTGCTATCAATACCGGCTACAGTTACAGTAACAGTATGTGATGTATTAGATTGTATAGCTGGCAAATCTACAAGAACAGTAGTAACTCTAGAAGCTCCAACTATGGGTAGATCTCTCCATGCACTAATACCATTACCGATCTTTAACTCATTAAAGTCAACCGCAAAAGCTGGCTCCCCATGTTTTAATATAGGATTATGAGAATCAAGTTTAGCTTTAGTATCTCTTCGTAATTGGATGTGTTGAAATTGTGACGACATTAAAATACCTCATCTATAGTCCAATCGACTTTTCTAGGGGGGAAACCATCTACATCGCTATATGCCCAAGCTCCGTTTTGATTAAGCATACCTCTCGCGTCTTTTTCTCTAACCCAAAAACTACCGTCTGGTTGATCATGTCTCTTAGGACCGCCATTAAATGCGCCCCAACTATTCTGTATTAAAAACAAAGTTTCATTATGAATTTCTCTACTATCATCCATCGCCGTCCATGACATCGCGTGATTCCATGACCCGCTCCTGCGGGCTATGCCATGTTCATTACGGCGTGAGGAAAATCCATAATTACTACAGACACTTAAAGCATACCCATTAGCTATAGCATCTCTTGCTTCCTCTACAGATTTGATCATACTAATAGTTTTGACTTGATGTTTTTTACCTTCATCTTTTACTTCTTTTGGCACTCCTGATCTTCCCCAGTTTGTACCAATCCTGCTATTATATTTAGTAAAATCTACAAATCCATAATCTTTTCTGACTAATATACCACCGTTTTGGTGGACAAATCTAGCAGCTACAGAGCATGACATTCCTTGACCACCATGACCTCTTGAGCCATAGATAGCTTCAGTTGCGCCTCTTGCTACAAAATCTTCTGCTTCTCCACCAATAATTTCATGACACCTAGTTGCATCTACTGCATTTCTAGTTGCATGTGAGACGCAATCTCCTGTAGTCTGTCGCTCATGCGCTCCAAACGTAGGATCATATTTCTGCACTGATTTGTATAATAAAGCTACCTTTCCTTCTCCACTGCTATATAAATTAGAAGCTGCCGCCCCAAAAAGCGGGTGCGGCAGTTCCCCTAACAACTTGTCGGTATCTTCAGGATCACACCATGAGCCTACAAAACCATCTTTGTAAGCTCTTAGTAAATCTGTTGGTTTTTCAAACATGGTCTACTCCGGTACGTTATTCTTAGCCCACTTAACAACAGTATTAATTACTACAGCTGCAATAGGAACTAGCATAACACCAATATTACCAAGGTCTAAGTCTGCCATGTTTTCGCCAAAGTATGTAAGACCAGCAGCGAGTGCTACTAGTGCTGTGTTTTTAGCAATTTCAATCGTGTCTGTTACGTTTAAAGTGAATGCCGGTGAGTTCTTTTCGTCTGCCATGTTAAACCTCTTTTTCTGTTTCTGTTATACTAACTAAAAAGCCGCCATGCTCTGTGTCGGTTAATTTATAAGGATATCCTAAAAGTCTTACCCTCTTACCGTTTTGCATGACTGTTACTTTGCTAAATCTCCTGTTCATATGTAAACAAGATTTAAATTCAGAAAGCACCTCTTCTCTTTCATCTTCCGTGAACAGATTAATCCAATCAAACCCCTCCATGCTAGTTACTATATCTTTAGTAAGTTCACATAGATTTGCATTGCTCCAAATTAATCTTCCTGATTTGTCTGTTTCAAACAAAGCCATACTACTATAATGTAATGCTGCTTTCGTTCTTTGTATAATTACATTTTGCCTGTCTTCTATTCTATTAACGGCTTCTCGCATACCTATAATAGCATCTTTTAAGCTACTTCCACCATTAGTAGATAATTCTTTTTTTATTTCATTTACAGATTCCATAAAGAAATCTTGGTTTTTGCACAGTTTGACTATTGGTTTAAGAAATTTTTTCCAAACTAAAGTAAAAATCCCAGTGATTCCGCTAATTCCTCCAAATATAAGTGCTATAACTTCTGGGTTGATATCTATCACAAGTTTTCTCCAAAATATTGTACGTAGAAATGGGGTAAGCACCCCCGAAGAGGTGCTACCCCTAAACTAATTTACTAATGACTATGCTTCGTGACTATCTTTTGCTTTGTAATCATCTGACTTAGGCAATTTAGCGCCAAACATATAAGTCAGTTCGCCGGGAACATCCCTCTTAGGGAAGATTTCCGCTGACTCTGCGGCACTGCCGTCTACAGGATTAACGAATATAGCTTCAGCACCAGCATCATCACCCTTGGTTCTACCCGGAACCATAGCAGTGGATGGTCTAACGAGGTAATTGAAGGATTTCACAGTTGATGTACTTCCATCAGCATTGGCAGATTCTCCAAACTGACGAGTAGCAACTACGCCATGAATATCACTAACTCCTCTAAGACCAACTTCTGAATCTGGCATTGCCAAAACATCGCTAGCAGAGTTATTGATCTCGTTATTGCCATCAGCAGTACCAGCTCCACGGATAAGGAAATTTCTTTCCCCTTCTTGTGGGTTGGGCGTGAAAGCAAATGTACCGTTACCATTTCCTAGAGCTTCAATAACTCCAGAAAAATCTTTGCTAGCAGCGTTATTCTTATGAACAACTTTTGCACCATAATCGGAATCATTACCATCAGCAACGTCTACTAAAGCCTTGTTGACAGTCATAGGATTGCCAGCTTCAATAGCTCCACCATTAACAACTGTTCCCCCATCATTGATGGTTGTGGAATCAGTTACATCATTATCAGCAGTAGTCTGCACTTGTTTAGTAGCCATAATATCTCCAAATTGTTTAATACATGATATTACGTCAAATTCCTAAAAATAAGTCCTTTTTCCTACTAGTGTATACACTAATCAAAAGCAATTTTAAGTTGCGCATATATTTTTTTCAGCTTTTTCCTTACAGTTTCTCTGCTATACTCTCTTTTGTCTGCCATTTCTTGAATAGTCATGTTTTGGTACTTATCTATGATTAATCCCATATCTTCGTCATTGTCAATTTCGTCCAATATTTCAAACATGGTATCATCTTTAGATTTTGATGGTATATTTGCATGAATATGCCTATTGCAGAAATCTTGTTTTTTCTCAAATTTTATAGCTTTTAAACACTCGATAAACACACCCTTATAAAGATAGGTAGTAAACTTTGTATTCTTTTCTGGCTTGAAGTTTACAAATGCTTTCCATAATGCATTAATTTGACATGTATAAATAGTATCTGAATCCAGACCACTAATAAATCTAGCAGAAGCTTTATGCATGATGTTTTTAATATCTTTATTCTTAAGAGCCTTTTCAATCTTTGTATTTATGCAACCTTCCATATAAATAATCTCCTATTCTAATAATTTTTCCTCAATCACACTACGAACGTGTTGAAATTTAAACATTTTCCCAACACCTATAAAAAATCTATATCTACTCATCACTTTTAGTATTTCTACTCCAGCAATGTTGTCTAAAGTTTTTTTAATCTTTTCTGTTATGTCAAAATTAGTATGAGCTATCCAACAATCAAAATTAGTTACTAACAATGCATCTTCTATTAGCTTGGCGTTGATGGGCAGAACCATAGGGTCTACCTCTTCAGTCCCATCTTCTACCATATCTTCGTAAGAAGGTTCTGAATCTTCTTTTTCTTCCACAGTAGAAAGGGTATTCATTGTGTGTTTTAATAGTTCGGAAAGGAATGGAGATGTTACTTGTTCTTCTAATAACATCTCGTACTTTTGCCATCCTATTTCTTTTTTTATGTCAGTCATGATGGATATAAGTCAGAGGGTTTAATACATGGATGATTGTTTGCTTGTTCTTCTTCTAGCTTTTTTAAATATTGTGTATTGTGTACCTGTGAAAGTAAGTACAATAATATTTCTTCTTGCCCTTCTTCTATGCAAAAATTCTTGATTATATTAATAGTTTCTAGAACTAAAGCATCTTCTGTTAATAAATTAACTAATTTAGCTAATGCGTTTACAGAAATCTTATCATACTCTTCTAAATTTATAGCGATTCTTGGCTCCTGTGTGTTCTCTCCGATGTAAATTTTAATACTGGCTAATTCTATGTCTTCAGGAATAATTTCTTGTTGTTTCTTTTTCTTAAAAAAGTTGAACATATTGTATAATCTTTCTTGCAGAGTTAGACCATGTAAATTCTTCAGAAGTTTTGATACCAGTTTGATTTATTGGCAAATTTCCATTTTGCTTATCGTTATGAATACTTCTCATAATATCCACGAATTCATCCACCTGAGTTTCTTCTATTTTGGCCCAAGATCCACTACCAAAAAACCACTTACCATCATAAGCTGATTCTGTTGATTTAATATCAACTAATTTGCAGTTATCTTTATTACAGAAAGCAGTGTGCGCTGAATAATTTGTAGCAATTACATTTTTACCGCAAGACATTAATTCTAATAGTTCTAGATTCCATCCCTCTGCTCTCGATGGAAACACGCCGCAGTCTATTTCACTCATTATATTATACACTTCTGCCTGCGTCTTTGCCCGTGGAAGTATCTTAATTTTAGAGCCTAATTTTGAGTTAATATATAAGTTTTCCCATTCTTTTTGCTCATTTGGTTGTAAAAATGGATTACTACACATCATCCACAGTTCTACGTTGTCTTCTTCGTTAAAAGCTTTACAAAAAATGTCTACCAAAATGTCATGCCCTTTTCTTATTTCCCATTTTCCGCAGTTGTAGAATATTGTTTTTCCTGCATTGACATTATGGCTAGGTCTAAAGATATTCGTGTCAACTCCTAAAGGTACTACCTCTATATTTTGTTGAGGTATATTTAAATTATTAACACATACTTCCTTAGCCCAATCACAGGTAACAAACAATCCATCTACATTATTTAGGTGGTGTTTTTCTACATCATTGAAAACATCTAATTCAAAAAATGGAAATCCTATTCTCAGCCCTCTGCCAGCAAATTGCGCCATATCATGTTGATGCCAAATTTTTATACAAGGAGCATCAAAGTCTAGCATTTGAGACTTGTGTAAGCATTTTCTTATATATTCAGCATCTTCTTGGTTGGTGACTTCAATTGGTCCCATAGGAAATAAGCTAACGTCTGCGTGTTCATCAAGACACTTAGCAACGTTAAGACCAGCAATACCATACCCCAATTGATTAATTGGTGCTAATAAGTTAATGTTCATATTGTAATAATTCCTTCATGCCAGCTACATTAAATTTACCATGAAACCCAAATGATTTGTATGTATCTAATTTCATAGGATGAAATGTTTTACACACCCAATCCCCCTTATCCTCATGTCCCGGTAGTCTTCCAATGCCTTGATGCTCTACAGAAAACTGATATGCTAATTCTGGTGTGGCAAATTTTATCCCATCGTTTACCATCTCATCTTTAAGCATATGGCATAGATAAAAATCTTCAGGGCATACATGACCAGAGGCAAAGTAGTGTCCCTTGTATTTATCTTGTAGATGTGTGTTGCTAATATATTTTTTCTTAGATGAAATATCTAAATACTTTTTACTTCTCAAAGAAAATCCACCATTACCAACGGTAAAACCCCAACTCGCCCAAGGGCTACCAATATAATCATACTCCATAAAATCATCTGTCCAATAGCTGGTATCAATTATAAAACCGTCCCATTGTACCACCAAGCAGAAATCAGTTTCTATATAATTAGTTAATTCTTCTACGCACAGTTGGTTATACATAGCAAGATCTAAATATGGTATCTTTCTTGTATCAAATTCATCGTCATCTTCACAGTACAACAGTAAAGTTTTTTTAAAGTCTACTTGAGACAAACAATGATTCATTGCTATTTTGGTAAACTTTAAATGCTTAGGATTACCTACAATAGAAATCAACGTTGTGTTATCTAGGTTTAGTCTATTACTCAAAGAAGAACCACCTTTTTAATTTAGCAGTGTCTTCACATAGAGACACATCATATAAGTAAGCTAATAATTGATCCATAGAACTAAATATATGCTCATGTGGTAGCATAAAGAATAACCAATTAGGTGCTGCCATTTTACCCTGCTCGCACCACACCAATATTGGTTTCTTTTGTCTATTCGCTGTAGATATTTCTTCGTATGATCCACACATATGAACGTTCATGTCTATATTAGCTATTACAAAGTCTGACACATCCACACACCTCAAGTCTGCATTCCTTATGTGACCATACTCATCTCTGATTTTGTTAAATTGTCCAGTTTGTTTATAGTAGTCTATAATAGTTCTAGTATTTGGCCCTTCTTTAGCTGACTCTATAGGCTTATCGCAAGGGTTGAGAACCTGTACGTCAAGTTCTGATAGCATTGGAGTAATAGCTTTTCTCCAACCTATACCACCATCAAGCACTCTATCCATAGCACCAACTAAGTAAGTTCTCATATTCTTGAGATTATTCTTCATCTACCTTACTCCAGTATTTTCCTAAAGACATTTCTACTTTTTGGGTAACGCTTGTTCCTACATAACTAAAATCTTTTTCTTCTATGACTCTGAAATCAAAAGAAACTCTACTGACTCCAGTATCATTTTTTTTGTTTCCATGATTTAAGTTCGCTCCATTCCATACAAAATATTCTCCATAGTCTGCATTCATTGGCGAGTAGTCACCTAAATCTTCTTTACTTTCAGCCCATATTGTATTAGACCCAAACGCATTAGTGATTGGCAAAAATATATTAATCTCTTTATCTGAGTGATTATATAGTTTGTCTTTGTGCCATTTCGCTACAGCAATATTGTCTGGACAATGAACTCTAAACGTAGGTCTTGCCTGATAAATTAAACTCTTGTTCTTATAATGAGTATCTTTAATATGTTTAACAAAAGATCTGTATAGTGGCAATACCTCATCATTTTCATCTTCAAAAGAAGCATAAAATATTTTGTGAAATGCTGTCTTCTGATCTTTAGAAGGATCGTCTGGTATATCGTTATTGTGTTTTAAAACATTGTGTATACTATCTAGATCATCTGTCTTAAATATGTTTTTGATTACTTGAGCAAAGTCAAATTTGGTAGTATCATATGTGTATTTTTTCATACCTTATCCTTTAAGAGCGTGGTGTAAGAAATCTTGTATAGTTTCTGGACTATACTTATTCATTGTTGTGTTGTACACATATTGCCTTTCCTTCTTAGATTTTATACCTAAAGATTTTAGAGCATCCATACAGTCTTGTTGGAATTGATTATGTTCTGGCTCTGGTTTAGCTTTAGTCTTGACAGTAGCTTTAACAGTGGCAGCAGGCATAACTTTGTCTTGCATTGTAAATAGCTCGACATTATCTAGATCAATTTTTGTAGCAGCAACAAACGCAGCGGCAAAATAATACCCTCCAACAAGTATCATAGCAAATCCAATCAAATCCGACAATACTGATCCTTCGTGTCCCATGATAATTTCCTTTGTTATTATTGTGTGATAGCAGAATACACCTTGAATCTAGAATAAACTAGTTTTTGTTTTGATTTCTGCATTTACTTCATTATAACCTTTTTATCGTCTTAGTCAAGGGCGAACTTTAAAAAAATAACCCCGGATGCTTGTGACATCCGAGGCTATATCTTAAGATAGCATGTTGATTCTATTATAAATAATAGTATATGGCGTGGATCTTAAGTACTATCTTTATCAGTGTTGGTTGTCCCATTAGGATTAGGACCAAGAGAAATTTCATCTGCCATAACGCATACAGAATTTCTTTGATTACCTTCCTTGTCTTGGTAATCATCAATTTTGATCTTACCTTGAACACCAACTAGTCTACCACGTTGAAGATGGTCTTTTAGCGCTTCTGCCATCTTGCCAAAACAAAGGACGTTGAGATACAAAGTATCATCATTTCTACGATCATTTACCGCCATCCTAAACTTCGCCATTGAAGTTCCTTTTTGGGTGACGTTAAAATCCGCATCTTTAGTTAACCTACCGCATCCGAGCCACGTATTAATATTCATTTATACCTCCAGTGCCGATCTAATTCTTCCACGAATAACTTGTGTGTTACCTCGGTTATGAGTACCGATGGTAGCACTATAAACATTACGAGCAAAACTTCTTGGTAGCCCCAACGCACTAGCCGCTGTTTGCGTACCTTCCCTTGTGTTGGCAAACACGCCCAGACCTGACTTGTGAGCCAGTGCTGTAATTGGATTCAAAGTTTCTCCCCTGTGAGGACCGCTTTGAAAAGTTGCCACAACTTTCTTATCGTTAATGTTCCAATGATACGCATGTGAAACATTGTCAAGTCTTTCAAAAAAATCAACGCTATTCATAATTTACTTATCTCCTTCTGGATTTGGACTTAGTTCTGTATAACCTTCTTCTAAATAAGATTTAAGTTTTGCAATTTCTTCGTCAATTTGAACTTTTTGCTGTTCTAGATCTAGAATTGCTTTTTGCACATTACCCAGATGGGCTTGTGCCATTTCAGTAACCGATGGCATTTTTACCTCCTATGCTAAGTTTCTAAAGTCACATAATTTAATACTTGTTGATGAGTCCAATCATTTTCATACTCACCCATAGTTGCTAGCTTTGCAAGATCTTGATACTCTTGCTCCAGTTGAACTAGCAGTCTTACTATTATACCTTCGTTGTGAGAAATAATACAATCATTCACTAGTGCGCGTAAAATTTCGTGCCGACTTTCTTCTTCGTCATACATTGAGCAACTCCATTTCTACACCAGCTTCTGAAAAAAGTTTTGCTGAAAGGTCAAAATTTTTTTTCCACCTATCACCTAAATGTACTACTGAAACCACTCTTTTAACGCCTGACTGTATAATTAGCCCCGCACATCTTGAGCAAGGCTGAAAGGGCCAACTATAAATTGTGCAACCCTCTACCGACCTATTTGCAAAAGATAAAGCATTGGCTTCTGCATGTACTATTATATCGTATTTTTCTTCCCTGTCAATAAGTTTTTCTTGATTATCTTTGATGCCTCTTGGGAATCCATTGTAACCAACCGATACAATTCTATTTTTTTGATCAACTATAACTGCACCTACCTGAGTTGACGGGTCTTTCGACCACGATCCGACTAGTTTGGCTAGTTCAAGAAATCTTTTGTCCCATTTTTTCATATTCATACCACAGTAATCCTAAGTTAGCAAGAGCGTAAGCAAACCACATTAAAGCGTGTGGGTAATCCTGACCACGTATACAACTAATGCACGTTGTTACATAACATATAGTTGAAATAATAATCGCCGGTAACGCCATTATAATATACTCTTTAGTTTTGGATTGTTTTCAAGAAAAGACTCGTAATCATAATTATTTCTTTCAAACTTATTACCGTTTAATTCAAGACCTGTAAATTTTGAGATTTCTGTCCAATCATCTAATTTGTTATAGTCTACATCTAAATATTCTTTTTTATTTTTTTTGCAATATTCTCTAGCATTGTTGAATATTTCTTCTTTCCTCTCTATAACATATCTATAATTTAGAACATGCTTATCAGTTAAGGTAATGTTTACTTTTTTATTTTGAGCCTCCGAGACAGCCCACGGAGTTTTACTAGATGGAAAGTACATAGCATTACAATGAGAAAATACATATTCAAGTTTATCTCTATCTAAGATAATAATTTTATCAAAATAGTCTAACACTTCTTCTAGAGTGTGTGGATTCCCTACTCCATGTAGTGCTATTTGACTAGTGAATATCTTGCATATAAATACCTCTCCATGCTTCCTGTTACTTACTTCTTGCATGAATAATTTAAGATATTCTCTCTCTGACCACTTTCTTAGTTTTAAAATCTCGCCTACAGTTATGTTTTCTGTTGGGAATATAACATCATCATCATCTAGCCGATCTACAAACTTTTTCTTATCTTTATAATATTTCCCATTTTGACATGCGTACAGACATGTGCCAGCTTGTGGTACTAAATGTCTTGCTCCGGTCATTATTTCATAACAGGCAATTACCTTTTCACAGCTACCCTTATAACTATTTCTGATGTTACCTATAAAGTAAGTTGTACCATGACGAGCTTCTGATAAAAGTAATATTTTTTGCCTCATTAATATCCTCCTATGAACGCATTAATAGATTTTACCATATTCGATACAGAGAATTTATCAATGTTAAAATCCTTTAGATAATGATAAGCATCTATAATGTTGTCCTCTATCAATAGATATCTAATATCTACATTGTCATCATAGAATAGTGGATATTCTGAGCCTAAATATTCTTCGCAGGCTGGTGATCTATTTAACAAGATTGGGCAATGCCTCTGTATGGCGTTAATTATGGCGTTATTTGCAGAACTATCATACAAATTTAAGAATATTATATTTTTAGTCAGTAATTGATTTAATTCTTGGTCAGATAATTTTGGAGCCACTTTAGTAGTACGATGAGATATTCCATGATATTCCATATCTGCATTAAATACTTCATACTTATAATCTTCTTCCCCTCCAAACACAAATAGCTTTTCATGATCTTGCACATCCAGCTTCTCAAAGAAACCAAAATTTCTATTAAACCATCCAAGGTTAATTAATTTTTTATTACCATTATCTAGGTATTTATCTATAGAAAACTTAGGGCAAGCGACATCTGGCATAATAGGATGATGTACTACACCCAACCTTTTGTTTTGTAGATGTATTAAGTTTGAATTAGTTTCCATAGTGTGCTGAGAAGTAAATAATATTCCTTTACACTTCTCGTCCAATAGCCCAGATTCATTTAACTTGTCATAGAAAGAACTGATCGTAGGGCTTGAAGGCAAAACGTCTGCGTAATATTCAGGGCAGTAATTGACAAGATGTTCTATGCCGTACCACTCTGATGACCATAATTTATCGGGATATGACTGATAAGACTCCCACAAAAATGTAATTAAATTCTCGCTCCTATCTTTTGTCCACATCCTATCTAACTCATCATTTACAGACCCCCATCCACCATGCAAGTGTCTTTTATGATTATTAGATAATATAATTCTAAAGTTTTTAAATTCATCGTCACTTAAAAAGTCTGACATTACTACATGATCTACAGTGTCTGATACCTTTTTAGGTGCTAGCACATAGTTTTTCTTTGATGGATAGTTTGGATTAATACAAGGCTCAACAAAACATATTGCCCCTACTAAAGCATCTGTTTTAACATTGTAGTTTCTGTGACCATCTCTGTGTTTATGGTATGATTTAATATGATAACAAGGATTGAATATATCAAATCCACGACAAGCAAACTTGTAGGCAATTTTATTATCACACCTTGGTTTACCAGTTGGGGTATCTAAGGATGACATAAAATCTATATTATTTATAGTATTAGAATGTAATGCCCAAGTATCTTGTGACCACTTGGGATTATTAATTACCTTATAGTCTCCGGCCTGATTCCTATCATATCTCGAAAGACATACTACGCTATTCTCTTTATCTGTAAAGCCTCTGACCTGTTCAATTGTATGATCAAAATATATGTCAGCATTACAAAAAACAGAGATGTATTTTTTTTCTTTAATTATATTCTTAGAGGATAATATCCAATCAGCATACGTTGGAGTTTTATTATCTATAGTTATATAAGTTATCTTAGGATTTCTTTTTAGAAAATCTGGACGCTCTGTTCCAACTGTAATCAATACATATACGTGATGTATACTATTATTGGTTACATTCTTTTCGAGGCAATAGTCTATTTCGTGCTGACGACGATCATCCTTGTAATATGTGGTAAACAAATATATATTTTCATCACTAAAACCACTGAGTAAAACTAAGTCTTGATCTACAGTATCTTGTAAGTTACTTGCGAAACCAAAGTTTTTACCATACAGATGGTAGTGATAAAATAATCTATGTCTATCGTCTATTCCTGAATCTGAGCAAAAAGGTTGATAGAAATCTTTAGTGTCTGGAAAAGAGTGTTGATAAAATTTTTCATCGAAATTATCATCTATTACATTTGTTTTGTAAAATTCCAGAATGTTTAATTCTTGCATTATGTACTCTGATCGAAATGAGTTCTGTTGACCAAGTTGAATTCTGCGCATTTGTTCATGTCTTTGAGCTTTGTCGCTCCGATATACGCACAGGCGCTACGCAGACCGCCTAATACATCTAATATAATATCCTTTGCTGGGCCTTTGTATGGCACTTCTTTTACACGACCTTCGCTTGCTCTGTAATCTTTTACTCCACCGTACTTTGACTGAGCTTCGCTTGAAGACATACCGTAAAACTTTAGGGACGTTCTAACCATCTTATGGTGATAGTCATGCTTACCATCCGATATCCACTCGTATTGCCAATCGCCCTCGCATTCATACGCTCCAGCTAACATGCCACCCAGCATAACAAAGTCTGCCCCAGCAGCAAATGCTTTGCATACATCAGCAGGAGTCCTGCAACCACCATCAGCACAAACTAATCCTAATCTGCCATCTCCGTTTCGTAACCCATGAGCTGCGTGACTACACTCTATTATAGCAGATAATTGAGGAAATCCCACACCTGTTTTCAGTCTGGTTGTACAAGCAGATCCGGGTCCAATGCCTATCTTAACAATGTCTACTCCACCGTGTAAAATTAATTCTTGTACCATCTCTGGAGTGCAAACATTACCCGCCATTATGATAGTATGTTTACTTACATGTCTTCTTACTCTATGGCAGAAGTCAACAAAGTCGTCTGTATAACCATTAGCTACATCTATACAGATATTAGGATTCATACCTGACTTCTCTTTAAACTCATTATACTTAAAAATATCTGCGTCTTTAATACCTATACTATACCATTGAGTTTCAGGGTAATATAA